CTCGGACTGCTGGCCGCGGCAGCCATCGTGTGGCTCGGTCTGGCCGGGATTCTCGCCAGCGCCGGGGCGCTGTGCCTGCTGGTGGCGTGGCTGATCGAGCGGAGCCGCTGATGGGGTTGCTGTTCGGGTCGCACCGCCGTGAACTGACCCTTGACGGCGTCGGGGTGGCGTCGCGCGGTCTACGCAAGGCGAAGCCGCGGGTGAGCCGGGAGAAGTCGCTGGAGTCGAGCGTCAAATGGGCGTGCCTGCGGCTGAGGTCGGATCTGGTCTCAACGACGCCGCTGGACGTGTACAAGGCGAAGCCGGGCGGCATGTTGCTCAATGTTGACTCGCCCGCCGTACTCCGCTCGCCGGACGGCAAGCGTGATCTGTCGGAGTGGCTGTACGCGTCGCAGTTCGACCTCGATGAATGTGGCAACACGGTCGGGATCATCACCGCTCGCGACCGGCTCGGCTTCCCGGCCGTCATCGAGCTGGTCGACGCCGGTTCGGTGGTGCTGCGCAGCGTCAAGGGCGAGCAGCAGTGGCGGATCAATGGCGAGATCGTCCCGGCCGAGGACGTCTGGCATGAGCGGCAATTCGTCGTGTCCGGTGCCCCGCTCGGACTGTCACCGACCGCGTACGCCGCGCTGACGCTCTCGGGCGGGTTGAGCGCATCGGAGTTCGCGGCGTCGTGGTTCTCCGGTCAGGCGATCCCCGCCGCGCATCTGCGCAACGCCGAGAAGCGGCTGAACAAAGCCGAAGCCGCCGAAGTCAAGGCGTCCTTCGTGGAGACGGTCAACACCGGGGACGTGTTCGTTACCGGGTCTGACTGGGAGTACAGCGTTCTCGGAGCGAAGGCCAGCGAATCGGCTTTCATCGACATGCTGAAGAGCAGCGGGCAGGATCTGTGCCGCTTCTACGGCGTGCCGGCCGACATCGTCGACGTCGAAGTCTCCACGAAGTCGATCACGTACGCAAACATCACCCAGCGCAACCTGCAACTGCTGATCCATAATCTCGGCCCCGCCTTTACCCGTCGCGAGCGCACGTTCACCAGCCGGCTGACGCCACGGGGCCAGGTCGTGAAGTTCAACACCGACGCGATGCTGCGCATGGACCCGACCGGCCGCGCCGAGCTGCAGAAGACGGCGATCGAGATGCGCCGGATGACCGTCACCGAAGCGCGCGCGCTGGAGAACCAGCCGCCGCTGACCCCCGAGCAAGAGGCCGAGTTCGCGCGGCTGTTCCCGGCGCGATCCGCACAGACAGGAGTCCCACAGTGAACTACCTCAGGGTGCCGATGCCTCACGGCGCACTCGCCGTCGAAGGTGTCGGGGTCGGTGAGCTCCCAGCGGTCTGGCCGGACGCGGCGTTGCCCAATGTGATCTCGCCCGTGCCGGCTGACACTGCTCCCTTCACGAGCACGATGGCACCCACCCGCAGTACCGATCGAGCAGGCGCAGCGCTGATTCGTTCCCGTGGCGTCGCGCAACTTTCGCACCGGCCAAGCCAACGCCGATGTGCGCAGGATGGCGACGCCCGTGCGGTGATGCGCGCGCCCGCCGCGATCGAACTGCGGGAGCCGTCTGGGTCTGATCTGCTCACCTTCCACGGCGTGGCCAGCGCCACCGAGCGCTCCTACGAGATGTGGGACATGTTCGGCCCGTACACCGAGATCGTCAGCCAGGACGCCTTCAACGCCACGCTAGCCCGCGACGACCTCGACGTGCCGCTGGTGCTCGCCCATGACCAGATGCGCAGAATCGCCCGCACCACCCTAGGCACGCTGCGGCTGTCTATGACCGAGCCGGGGCTGACCGTCGATGCCGACCTCGATCCCACTGACCTGGACGTGCAGTACATCGCCCCGAAGTTGCGGGCCGGGCTGATCGACGAGATGAGCTTCGCATTCCGCATCGTGAGCGGTCAATGGTCCCCGGACTACACCGAGTACCGCATCAACGAGGTTGAGATCCACCGCGGCGATGTCGCCATCGTCGGCTGGGGAGCCAACCCGCACACGACCGCCGAACTGCGGTCAACCCCGAAAACCCCGTCACGGCTGGAAGCCTTGATGGCACTCTGCGAGGCCGAATCTCGGCTCGCAGGTAGGTAACACCCGACCCACGCGAGAGGGCCACCGCGCCGCGCTGCGTACCCCGCCTGTGGTCATTGCCAACCCATTCGCATCCCCAAGCGACAAGGAGCAATGACATGACATGGGATGAGTGGATCGCGCGCGCCGAGAAGGCACTGAGCGACGCGATCGCAGAGCGCGACGTTGAGCAGGCTTCCCTGCTCGACCTGCGCGACAAGCTGGCGGCTGGAGACGAGACGATCACCCGCGAAGACATCGCCAAGGTGACCGCCCGGCTCGACGCCGCCGACGTCAAGGTGCGTGAGGCCACGGTCGCACGCGATGAGGCTGTGGCCGAGCAGGCCCGCGACGCTGAGATCGCCGAACTGCGCAAGCAGATCGTGCCGACCGAGGCCCGCGCCCCGAAGTACGACGAGGTGGCCCGCGTGGGCGCTGAGAAGCGCACCTACCGCGCCGACCAGGATCCGCAGGGCAAGCAGTTCCTGCGCGACCTTCTCGCCCGCGACATGGGCAACAGCTACGATGCCCGCAGCCGCCTGGAGCGGCACATGGCCGAGGAGAAGGTGGAGCGTGCCGGGCAGGTCTTCGAGCGTGCCGCAGGCACCGGCGCCTTCGCCGGGCTGGTCGTTCCGCAGTACCTGACCGATCTGTACGCGCCGAAGGCGCGCGCTGGCCGACCGTTCGCGGACGCCTGCCGCCACCACGACATGCCCGAGGACGGCATGACGGTCAACCTGAGCCGGATCACCACCGGCACCACGACCGCCGTGCAGACTGAGGGTTCGGCAGTGTCCGATACCGACATCGACGACACGCTGCTTTCGATCCCGGTGCAGACCAACGCGGGCAGCCAGACGCTGACCCGGCAGTCGGTGGAGCGCGGCACCGCCGTGCAGGACGTCACGCTGGAGGACTTGTTCTCCGACTACGCGACCAAGCTCGACTCCACGCTACTGAACCAGGCCACCAATGGCCTGACCAACGTGGCGACCTCCATCGCCTACACCGACGCCTCCCCGACCGCGGCCGAGCTGTACCCCAAGGTCTTCCAGGCGATCGCCGCGGTCGAGGCGGCGCTGCTTAACCAGGATCCGAACGGCACCGCGGTGGTCATGCACTCGCGGCGCTGGTACTGGATGCAGTCGCAACTGTCCAGCACCTTCCCGCTGTTCGGTCAGCCGGGCGTCGGCGGCATCAACGTCGCCGGCACCAACTACGGCGTGGGCTACGGCTCGCCGTTCCGCGGCGTGCTGCCCAGCGGCACTCCCGTGGTCGTGGACAACAACATCGCCACGAACTACGGCGGCGGCACGAACGAGGACGAGATCTACTTCGTCTCGCTGCCCGAGTGTCACCTGTGGGAGGACCCGAACGCGCCGATGCTCATCCGCACCGAGACCGGACCTTCGGTCAAGTCGCTGGGCATCGACATCGTGGTCTACGGCTACTTCGCCTACACCCACGCGCGTCAGGCACACACCCAGAAGATCGGCGGCACCGGGCTCGTCACCCCGGCCTGGGCCTGATCTGACGGTTCACTGAGAGCGCCCCTGCGCGACCCCTTGCGGGGGCGCTCTCAGCCGCCAACTCACTCACGACGAACGGAGCACCCATGTCCGACGATGCCGCGAAGGCTCGCGCCGACTACGTGCGCGCACTCAAGGAGGAGCGTGCCGGGTACGTGATGCGCGGACTCCCCGATCGAGTCGCCGAGGTCGATAAGGAACTTGCCCGCTTCGGCGAGGCGCCGATCAAGCGGGCGCCGGCCAAGAAAGCGAAGGTTGACTGATGGCCGTCACGGCGGGCATCCTGTCCGGCTCCAACCATCCAGCCGCCGACCTGGCCGGCGCTAGCGCCACTTCCCGGCTCGACGGCAGCCAGCACGGCAGCGATCTGGGCGGCGCCACCACCACGGGCGGCTCGATGTCCGGCACTTCGACCACCACGACGACGATCAGCGGAGGGTAGATGGCCACCTACGACATCGGCGACGTCGTCACCCTCACCTGCACTGTGCGGGACGCTGGCGGCGCGCTGGCCGACGCCGGGGCGATCACCTGCACGATCACCCTGCCCGACGGCACCACCACCAGCCCGACTCCGGCGCACCCGTCGACCGGCACCTACACGGCCACCGGCCCGGTCAGCCTCAAAGGTCTGCACGGCGTGCTGTGGACCGTCACCGGCGCTAACGCCGGCGCCTATCGTGACTCGTTCACCGTTTTGGCCGCAACGACGCCGCTGCTGAGCCTCGACGATGTCAAGGCCCGGCTGAACATCAGCGACACGACCAACGACGAGGAGCTGCGGCGGATCTCCGCTGCTGCGACCGCACGGCTAGCACTCGAAGCACGCCGCGTGCTTGCGTCGACGACGCAGACGGTCACGGTGGACATGACCGGGCTGAGCCGCCGTGTGCTGACGCTGCCGAAGCCGTGCTGGCTGTCGATCAGCAGCGTCACCGACAACGGCACGGCCGTGGACGCCGCCGACTGGCTGCTCGACGAGACCGGCCAGACCCTGACCAAGCGCATCGGATACGGCGTGTGGACCGGTGAGGTGACCGTGACCGGCCGGGCCGGTGTGACCGGCGACGACCTGGCGATCGCCCAGCAGGCCGCGCTTGAGCTGACGGCGCACCTGTGGGAGACCCAGCGGGTGCCGATGGGCCGCAACTCCGCGCCGGGTCCGGTGCCGGGGATGGGCTACGCGCTGCCTAACCGGGTGTCGGAGATGATCGCGCCGCTGTGCCTGCCGGGCGGCTTCGCGTGACCGGGTCGATGTGGCCGCAGGTGGTCGATGCGGTGCTCGACGTGCTGGACAGCGCACCGCTGGGCGGGGCGCGGCTGTTCGACGGCCCGCCGCCGGTCGACGATGCCAGTCCGCTCGGCGTCGCGATCGGCATGCCCGGCCCGGTCGACGGCCAGGACATATCCGGGCAGACCGAGCAGACCTGGCGGGATGCGGGGCCCGCGCCGTTCGCCAACCGCGAGGAGACGGGCAGCATCGGCTGCACCGCCTGGGCGTGGACCGGCAACGACTTCACGTTTCGTGAGCTGCGCGCTGACGTGCGCGCCATCCTCGACGCGATCACGACCGCGCTGGCCGCGATCACCCCGCTGAACCTGCCACAGGTGATCGGCCTGCAACTGCACTCCCGCATCGAGTGGGCGCAGCGCCAGGACGAGCGCGGCACCACCGTCGAGGCTCTGTTCCGCATCACCTACACCGCCGTCTTCTCCTGACCCAACCCCACCGAAAGGAGGCGGGCATGGCCCGTCGTCTCACCAACGTGTCCGGCGAAGTCCGGACCTTGCAGGACTCTGCCGGCCGCTGGCATGTGGTCGAGCCCGACGCCATCTACACCGTCGACGACGCCGATCTGCGCTACTTCCAGACCGGCGAGGCGGGCGAGCAGCCGATCTGGGCTGAGGTCGCCGCACCCAAGATCAGCAAGAAGCCCACCACCAAGGATGAGGAGTAACCGATGGCTGTCGGATCAGGACTCGGGAGCCAGTTCGGCTTCTCCGCTGAGACCACCTGGGGCACGCGCGTGGCCCCGACGAAGTTCCTGCGCGCGAAGTCGTACTCGCTGAACCGGGAGCAGAACCGCCCGCAGGGCGAGGGCATCCAGGCCGGTGTGCTCGGCCAGTTGGGCGCCCACTACGTGGAGACCACCGAGGCGGGCACCGGGGCGATCAGCTTCGACGTGACCCCGGTCGGGATCGGCCTGATCCTGCAGGCGATCACCGGCGGCACGTCCACCGTCGCGCAGCAGGCCGCATCGACCGCCTACCTGCAGACCCACACCCTCGGCGATCCGATGAAGTCGCTGACCGCGCAGATCGGCGTGCCCTACCGTGGCGGCACCGTGTACTGCGAGGAGCTGCAAGGCGCGAAGGTGACCTCCGCGGAGTTCTCCTGCTCCGCTGACGGCATCCTGGGCGCCACGGTCAACCTGGATGCCAAGAAGTGGGACAACTCGCAGACGCTGGCCACCGCCTCCTACGGCACACAGCCCGCGCTGCCGGTGTTCCACGGCAAGCACATGAACGTCAAGACGGGCACGTTCGGCGCGGAGACCTCCGTCACCGGCCAGGTCCGCAACGTGTCGACGACGTGGACGAACCCGCTGGACACCGAGGACTACACCGCGGGCTCGACCGGGCTGAAGGGTGAGCAGGTCCGCAACGGGCCGGTCACGATCACCGGCAGTATCGGCGTGGACTGGACGACCGGCGCGAAGACCACGTTCGAGGATCTGCGGGTGGCGAACACCTCGACCAGCCTGGTGCTGGAGTGGGTCGGCCCGACCATCGGCGGCGGCTACACCTGGGGGTTCCAAATCACCCTGCCGGGTGTGTTCTTCGGCGGCGACTCCCCTGGGATCCAAGGTCCGGGCGAGGTCACCGTCGACTACGGCTACGAGTGGAAGTACGACGGGACGAACACCCCGACGATCAGGCTGGTGAGCACCGACACGGCGCTGTAGGCACTTCGATTCCGGTCGGGACGTGACTCTCTCGGCGCGTCCCGACCGGACCCTTTGCATTCACCCGAGAGACCCACCGAGAGGACACCGAGAGATGGCGAAGTTCGAGATCAAGGACACCGAGCAGGGTCCGTGGACGCTGGACCTGGACCGGCTGATGATCGACGAGGCGATCGAGCTGCAGAAGTTGACCGGCTTCGGGCCGCGGCAGTGGATCGACGCACTGAGCGAGGACGACCCGCTGGCGGTGCGCTACTGCTTCTACCTGGCGCGCAAGCGCGAGGGTGAGGACGTCGCCTTCAAGGACGTCAACGTCAACATCTTCGGCATGTCGCTGACGCAGTTGGACGCCGAGGACGAGAAGCCGGACACGGTGCCCGATGAGGTAGCCGAGGTGGTCCCTACTTCGCCGCCGAGCAGCGACGGGGCGCTGATCTAGACGCCGAAGTCGTCGCATACGGCCCGCTGCTGCTGCATGCCTACGGGGTGACCGAGCAGACGGTGCGCGAATCGTGGACGGTGGCGCAGTTCGAGCGCTACCGGGACTTCGCGATGCAACTGCTGAAAACCAGGAGCCTGTGATGCCTGCTGTCGGCTATGTCATCACCTCCGACGACATCAAGAACCTGGCGAAGGTGCTGCGTGCCGTCTCCCCGCAGTTGGGTCGGGAGATGCGCCGGGCGGTGCGTGAGGCCGCCAAGCCGGTCATGACAGACATGAAGGCCACCATCGGCGGCAACGCGATGAGCGTGGCCGGTGGCGGGGTCCACGCCTACGACGGCCCGACCGGGCCGGGCGGGATCACCGGCAAGATGGTGCGCTCGGTGTCCATCCGCATCAGTGGCGGCAAGGTCCGCATCTACGTGCGGCCGGGGGCGCTCGGCACGGCGGACAAGATCCCGGCCTACATCGACGCCGGCCAGTCGTGGCGACACCCGGTCTACGGCAACCGCAAGGCGTGGGTGTCGCAGACCGGCAGCGCCTCCAAGTGGTTCAGCGGCACAGCCGTCCAGCATTTCCCGCAGGTCAGCCGGGACGTCAAGGACGTGCTCGACGAGTTCGCGGCCAAGGTCGCCGCAATGGTCTAGGAAAGGGATCGGGGATGGCATCGACGTCGCTGTTCTTCGACATCCTGGCCCGCGACCACGCCAGCGCCACGTTCAACAAGGTCGGCAACGCCGCCGCAGCGCTGGGCAAGCGCACCGACCAGGCGGGCAAGTCCCACCAGGCGTTCGGCCGGATCGTGCGCTGGACCGGGGGCATGCTGTCCGCCTACGGGGTGGCCACCTACCTGAAGTCCAGCGTGCAGGAGTACGCGAAGGCTGAGGCGGCGCAGAATCGGCTGGGTAACTCCTACCAGCGGTTCCCGAAGATGCAGAACGCCACGCTGCAGTCGTTCAAAGACCTCAACAAGCAGCTCATGCTGCACACGCAGTTCGACGACGACGACGCGGCCGCGATGCAGGCCAACCTGGGCCGCTTCGACCTGACCGGCAAGCAGATCCAGAAACTGACGCCGCTGGTCGCGGACCTGGCGCAGGTGCAGGGCACCGACCTGGTGACTGCCGGGTCGGCGATGGGCAAGGCGTTCCTGGGCAACACCCGCGCACTGAAGGCGCTGGGCATCAGCTACACGGCCACCGGCAACAAGGCCAAGGACTACCGCAACATCGTCGACTTGATCAACAAGAAGGTTGGCGGGGAGTCCACGAAGGCCAACCAGACGGCCGCCGTCAAGCTCAAGATGCTGGAGAACCAGTGGGGTGAGCTGAAGGAGACCGTCGGCCAGGCGGTGCTCCCGGCGTTCAACAAGCTGGTTGAGGTCGCCGGTCCTGCGGTGCAGAACCTGGCCGCCGCGGTGCAGCGCAACGGCCCGCAGATCAAGCAGACGTTCGAGGACATCTGGGGCGCGGTCCGTAAGGTCGCCAACGTCGGCAAGGGCCTGTGGGACGGCTTCTCGTCGATGGACCCGGGCACCCGGGATCTGCTGATGACCCTGGCCACGGGCACGTGGGCGGTCGGCAAGGTCAAGAGTTCAGCGCTGGGGCAGGGTATCGGCGCGATCTTCGGCGGACTCAAAACGATCACGGCCGGGAATGTCACCGTGGTCGGCAAGTCGGTCACAGGTGGTGTAGGTGGCGGCGGGGGGAAGCGCGGAGGCGGTGCCGCCGGCGGCATCTTCGCGTCGCTGGCAGTGCTGGCGGGCATCCCCGTCATCGATTCGCTATCCAAGGCGGGGGACTCGGCTCCGGGACTGAAGGCGTTCTTCGACCAGTTGAGCCGCGCCAAGACTGCCAAGGGCTTGACTTCCCAACTCGATGATGTCGTGTTCCGGATGCGCAAGTTGGCCGAGCCGAGTCTGTACGACCGAGCCGAGTCGGTCGCCGGGAGTTTCGCCAACTTGCTCGGATCGTCCAACACGAGCCGTAACAATGCGATCAGCCAGCTCGGTGACTTCGATAAAGCGCTGACTAAGTTCGCAGGTCACAAAGGCAACATGCAGGCCGCCAAGTCGGTCTTCGACCAGCTCGTGCAGCAGGCTAAGGCTGCCGGGATGACCGAGAAGCAGGTCGGCGATCTGCTACCTCGATTCACGAAGCTGCGTGGCGAGTTCAACAAGAAGTGGGTGGACGAGAACCAGGCCCGCAGCCTCGACGCTCAGGCCGACCGGTACAAGGCACTGGCAAAGTCGGTCAAGGATGTCCCCGCCGGCAAGAAGGTCACCGTCACTGACGGTGGCAGCGCGGATAAGGCACACAGCCGGGTCAAGCTGTTCGGCATCGCAATCGCCGGGCTCAAGGGTAGGAACGTCAAGGTCAACGAGTCTGGCGCCGACGCCAGTAGGAACCGGGTCAAGGGGCTCGGCGGGCAGATCGGAGCACTCAAGGGCAAGCGGGTCCGCGTCGACCAGACCGGCGCCGAGCAGGCCAAGACGGCGGTGGACAACCTGCGCGCCACGATGTCGCTGCTGCAGTCCAAGACCATCGACATCGTCACCCGCTACCGCACCGAGGGCGGCGGGCCGGGCAAGCCCGCATTACAGGCCAGCGGCGGCTTCATCACTGGGCCGGGCACCGCCACCTCCGACTCGATCCCGGCGCGGCTGTCCAACGGTGAGTTCGTGATGCAGGCGGCTGCTGTCGACCACTACGGCGTCGGCATGATGCACGCACTGAATGCCCGGCGCTTCGCCAAGGGCGGCAGCGCCAAGAAGGCCAAGGATCTGGCCAAGGAACTGGCGCAGGCCAAGCATGAGGCGAACCGGCAGAAGCAGATCGCCGCGCAGGTGGAGCGGCTCGGGCTCGGCGACACCGCGATCTCGTATCTGGGCGGGCTGTCCAGCCAGGCGGCACTGAAGGCACTTCAGAAGCCGGGCGCGCTGCGTAAGGCTGCCCGCAAGGCCAGCGCTCTGTCCGATCTGCAGAACAGCCGTCAGGCGGCGAAGGACAAGAAGGCGCAGGCTGCCGAGGACGCCAAGCAGGCCGCGGAGGACGCGGCTGCGGCGGTCGCTGAGGCGGCGCAGAAGGAGAAGGACGCTCAGGCCTCAGTGCGGGACGCGATCGATCAGACCGCGTCCTCGTACCGGTCCTTCGCCAGCATCGCCACCACGGCCTACGACAGCGTCGAGGAAGCACAGTCGAAACTGACGGACGCCACCCAGAAGGTGACCGACGCGCAATCCAAGTTCGACCTGGCCGGCAACGACCGGGACCGGGCGGCGGCGGCGAAGGAACTGGCCGACGCGCTGGCCGCGCAGTCGGCAGCCCAGCAGGGGTTGAACGCCGCCGGGAAGCCGACGACCTCGGGCATCCGGGCGAACATGGCGAGCAAACTGTCGCGGCTGCGGGACTTCTCCAGCGCCGTCAAGCAGTTGAAGGCCAACGGGCTGAACGCCGTAACCCTGGCCGACATTCTGCAGATGGGGCCGGATCAGGGCTACGACTTCGCGAAGGCGCTGCTCGACGGCGGGTTGAGCGACATCAACGACCTGCAGAACCAGATCACCGCCGAGTCGGCATCGCTCGGCCTCACCTCGTCGGGCATCAACTCGGCGGCGACCACCGCGATCGGGCAGGCCAACGCCGCCGCCGGCGGGCTTAACGTCGCCCTGGTCCCGGCCCCGGTGACACTGAACCTGGACGGGCAGGCGATCGCCTCGGCGCTGCTCACCTACCAGCGGCAGCAGGGCGGCTGACATGGGCGGCAAAGTCTCCCTGCCACTCACGATCGAGATCGCGTTCTCGGCGGGTGCGCTGGACACCGGCACCCTCACCTGGACCGACGTTTCGTCCTACGTCCGCAAGGAGTCGATCTCGTTCAATCGCGGGTGGGACGCCGAATCACAGGAGCCGATCGCCGGGCGTGCATCACTCTCGTTCAACAACGAGTCCGGCAACTTCACGCCGGGTAAGACGGGTGCGTTCGGGCTGATCCGCAACCGGCTCCCTATCCGCATCAAGCAGGGCAGCACCGCGCTGTGGACCGGGCTGGTGGAGTCGTGGCGGATCGGCTGGACGAACGGGATGCGGTCCAAGGTGGACGTGACCTGTGTCGACCGGTGGGCGGCGCTGCGACGGCTGAAGATCCCGGCGGATCGGATCGCCGGGGCGGCGAGGATCACAAAGGCCGACGTGTTCTTTCCGTTCACCGACACGGGGGCGCCCTTTCGCGAGGTCTCGGATGCGTATCCGGCACTAGGCCCGCAAGACCTATTCGGCGGACTCATGCCGACATTCCGAGGCGAGGCACACCCGACCGATGCCACACAGAGTTCCGCGGTCTGGAGGTCGCCCAACCAGACGGTTATATGGGTGAGCCCCTACCAATCCGCGCCGGACACATGGAGCCTCGACGTGGGCGTAAGCATGGTTCTAGTCGCCAAGTCCGTCGCCCATTACTCTAGCGACGAAGATATCCAGTTCCGTCTTTACACCGACGCAGGCGCATCAACGGCGACGATTGAGTTCAACTGGAATGCGGGCGTTCTCGGTATTCAGGGGACTGCTGTCCGTGGCTCAGGCGCCCAGTCCGTAATCGGCACGGCCGTGCCATCTTCGCCCGCCCTGGACGGCGGCTGGCATGTGGCCGTCATGACTCTCAAGCGAACCGGAACCACCCTGAGTATGAATTTGACCGTCGACGGGCAGACGGGGAGCGCGTCGGGGACATTCGCCTCTGACTGGTCTGCCGCAGCAACGTCGCGCGTATCCATTCAAATGAATACGGTGGCCGGGGTGACGGGTCGAGGAACTTACGGCGCCGGGGGGGCAATGCTGTACCGCCGGGCACTGAGCGCAGCCGAGGCGGCATTCGTCTCGCGCCAGGTCACCTTGTGGACGGGGGACACAGCCGACGCCCGTGCGGCCAGCCTGTCCCGTTACGGGTCGCTCTCTTCAGCGCTGTCCACCAGCGGCACCTTCACGATCCCCATGTCCAAGCAGGACCTGGCCGACAAGTCACTGGCCGACGCGCTGCTGGAATGCGCGCAGGCCGAGGACGGGGCGCTGTTTGTCGACACCAGCGGCTGGCCGAAGATCACGTCCCGGTCGTGGCGCACGCAGGCAACGGTGGCGTTCACGATCCCGGCGAAGGCGCTCGCGTCGGACATCGGCTGGACGCTGGACGACCAGCAACTGACCAACTCCAGCGCCGTGGATCGCATGGTCAGCGACGCCACGGCAGGCACCGCCACCGGCCGCAATGACGCCAGCGTCGCCCTCTACGGCGAGCAGAAGGTCAGCCGTCAACTGTGGCTGTACAACACCGCCGATGCGGTGGAGCGTGCCAACGCGGAGGCGAACATGTGGGCCAACCCGCTGCCCCGCTCATCCGAGTTGACGGTGGATCTGATGACGAAGGGTGCGACGATCAGCGCCGCCACCCTGCTCGCCGCCGACGTCGGCCAGCGCATCGCGATCAGCGGGATGCCCGCCGAAGCGCCGACCCAGACGAACTTCTACATCGAGGCGATCTCCGACACGGTCACCCCGACGTCGTGGCTGCGCACGTTCACCGTGTCGCCGCGCCTGGACTTCCTCACCCTCGACGACGCCAGCAGCGGCGCCATCGACTCCACGTTCGTGCTGGCGCCATGACCGTCCGGCCGATGGACAAGCCCGGCTGGCGGGCCGGGGTCAACCAGGCGCTCGGCTGGGAGTGGAAGCCCTACAGTCCGATCCTGACCGCATCCACCAGTAGCCCGACCGGCTTCGACACGGTGGCCGCCTGGTATCAGGTCGGGTCGCTGGTCACGGTGCGACTCACCCTTACCGGCGGCACCTCGGTCAACGCGGGCAGCGGCACCTACCGGATCGCGCTGCCCGTCAACGCCGCGTCCGGCCAGACCGCAGGCATCGGCACCCTGCTGCTGTTCAACGCCTCGGCCAGCGCAGCAGGGCTCGCCGAGGCCTACCCGGCCGACCCGACCTACGTCACGCTTGCCTACCCCGCCACCTACGGCGGCACCCTGACCGCGGTCGGCGCCGCCGCCCCGTGGGCGTGGACGACCGGCGACATCATCCGCGGCACCCTCACCTACGAGGCCGCGCTTCCCGCCTAGACCGAAAGGCCACCTATGGGCACCTGGACAACGACGCCGCGCACCTGGGTGGCGGGCGAGGTCGTCACCGCCTCGCAGTTCAACGCGAACCTACGCGACTTCGGGCGGGCATTCTCCGACGCCTGGACCTCCTACACGCCCACGCTGACGGCCAGCACGACGAACCCGACCAACTGGACGCAGACCGGCTACTTCATGCAGGCCGGGAAGCTTGTCGTGGTCAAATTCCGGCTTGTCGCAGGCGCGTCAATGACCGCGGGCAGCGGAACCTATCGCGTGGCGCTTCCCGTTAATGCCGCCTACACGGCCGGCACTGAATTTGCGTCCGGCGGCGTCGAAATGTGGGACGCCTCAGCAAACACCGTTCAGATCGGCATCGCATCCCCGCGTAACATCGCCTATCTGCAGATCACCTACCCCGGCACCACCACAAACACCGTCGGTAACGCCGCCCCGTGGACGTGGGCAGCGAACGACACGATCACCGGCACCCTCACCTACGAAGCCGCCTAGCCGTGTGGGACGCGATGATCTCCCTGCGCGACGGCATCGGCTTCGATGACATCGTCGCGTTCTGCGCCGGGATGATGACGATCTGCGGTTTCCTCTGGTGGCTGCTGCGGCCGGTCGTGCGCCAGGCGCACCGCTTCGAGCGGTTCTGGGAGGACTGGCAGGGCACCGACGCCGCCCCCGGCCGCGGCCGAACCCCCGGGGTGATGGAACGCCTCCAGTCGATCGACGGGGAGTTGACCCGCAACGGCGGGAACTCGTTGAAGGACCAGGTGGTGGAGACCAGCCGCAAACTCGACGAGCTCGCGCAGCAGAACGCCTGCGAACACACAGACCTCGCCGGGCAGATCCAGAACGTGAAAGACGAAGCCAACCGCTGGCATGAGGCCCGGCACAAAGGAGACACCCAATGAGCATCCTCCACCGACTCAACCAGATTGAACCGGCACGGCTGCGCGCCATCTGGATCGCCGTGGTCGCGCTGCTGGCAACCGCCGGAGTCAGTGTCAGCGCCGACCTCGACGCGAAGGTGACCGCGGTCATCGGAGTGCTGGCGGTGCTGCTGCCGCTCATCCAGGGCGAGAGCACCCGCGCCGCGGTGTACGCACCGGCCACCGTCGAGCAGATCCGCGACGAGCCCGGAGAGGGCGACTACTGATGCCCACCGTCAAGCACGCCGCGAGGCGTAAGCCGGTCAACCGCACCAAGCCCTACGGACGCACCACCTACAGCGGTAAGGCCGTCGACAACCGCACCTACACAGCGCTGCGCTGGGTGGCACGCAAGGCAGGCGTGCCCGTCATCGTCGTGCAGGGGTCGTACACGTCCGAACTGCCGAACGGCGGCGCCGAAGCCAGCCGTGGCACCCACGACCTCGGTGGCGTCGTCGATCTGCACGTCCGCAGCCTCACCCGCAAGCAGCGCATCCGCCTGGTCCGGTACATGAAGCGCGCCGGGTTCGCCGCCTGGTACCGCAAGGAACTGTGGCAGAACGGCACGTTGGTCTGGGGCCCGCATATCCACGCCGTGCTGCGCGGGCACCGCAACCTCGCGCCGCTGGCAGCCCAGCAGGTGACCGCCTACGACAACCGCCTCGACGGGCTAGTGACGCGGCTGCGTGACCGGACCTGGCGCCCGCTGGTGTCGCGCCGCTGGTCGCATCGGCGCAATGCGCCTGTGCTGGGCAAGTAGACCACCTGGCCCCTTCTCCCGGGTAACGAACCGCCCCCGTCTCCTTCGTGGAGGCGGGGGCGGTTTCGTGCGTTCAGCAGCCCTTGCCGCGCGGGGGCAGACCGACCTCCCGATGGCAAGAATCTTGTCACTTATCCACAGACTTAGCAACACTCCGAGCAAAGTGGTTGCATGAGTCCACATACGTTGACTAGCGTTCACGACATGCGACAGACGTCAACACAACGCCTCGCCAGCCTCCTGCTGGACCAGCCCGTAGAGAAGTGGATCCAAGCGCGCCGCGATCGGGGTGACTCCTGGCGGCGGATCTCGATCGAGCTGCACGACCGCACCAGCGGGCAAGTGTCGGTCACCGGCGAGGCGATCCGGCAGTGGGCATCGAAGGTCGCGGCGTGATCGGCGGCGGCATGATCGTCCACGCAGTCGCGGAGGCCGCGGCATGAACCTCTCTGCCACCACCACCGAGACCGCCCAGATGGGCGCGGACGCATGAGCGGACCACTGACAGACCTCCCCACCCAGCCACCCCTGATCCCCGCCGCCGCAACCCCCCCGCAAGGTTTGTCCCGGACGCTGCGGGAGCAGTACGGCGCCACCCCCCTGTCGGTCCTCGACAAGCGCGCCGGATGGTGGCAGAAGCGTCGCGCCGGATGGCTCGACCTCGGCATCCAATCCGAAGTGGGCCGGCCCGGCGACCTCACCTATCGGCACGCCTTCGGCGGGCAGGTGGCGCCGTACACCTCTATCTTCGACCCGGTCCTGGCCGAACTGGTATATCACTGGTGGTCCCGGCCGGGCGATCTCGTCCTCGATCCTTTCTGTGGCGGGTCGGTGCGCGGCGTGGTCGCATCCTGGCTTGGGCGCTGGTACTACGGGGTGGATCTGTCAGGCGCACAGATCGCCGCTGACCGAGGCCAGGCCGGCATCGCATCCCCCGACCTGCCCCCCGTGTGGATCCAGGGCGACGCCCGGCGGTGTCACGAGCTGCTGCCTGATGTCGACGCCGATCTGATCTTCACCTGCCCGCCGTACGCCGACCTGGAGGTGTACTCCGATGATCCGCGGGACTTGTCCACGATGGACTACCCGGCCTTCCTGGATGCGCTGGTCGACAGTCTTCGCGCAGCACTGCGCCTGCTGCGCCCGGGCCGCTTCGTAGTGCTGGTGCTCGGCGATGTGCGTGACTCTCGCGGGCAGCTGCGGGGCATCACGTCCGACGTCGTCGTGCGACTTCGGGACGACCTTGGGCTGACTTTGCATAGTCAGGCGGTACTGCTGACTCCGGCCGGGACGGCCGGGATGCGGATGGGGCGGCATTTCCAGCGTCACCGCAAGCTAGGCCGGGTGCATCAGGACGTGATCGTCATGGCACACGGGTCGGCATCTGATGCCGCCGGCCGGTGCTCTGCGGAGGCCGCATCATGACCACCACCTACCGCCCGCTGCTGGACATCCTCACCGAGGGCCGCACCCTGCCCGACGGGTGCGACATCTGGGGGATGCGCTCGGTGTACCCCGACTTCACCTCCAGCCGGGGTTTCCGCTGGCCGCTCCCCGGCGGCGTCGCCGAAGCGCCTGGCCCGGTGATCCACACCAACCACGGCGCCCACCCTCAGTCGGAGGGCGACGGGATCTGCACGGCGATCACCGCGCGGGGCATGGCCTCCGGCGGCATCCCGGCGATCACAGTCCTGATCACCGCGCACGCGGCCGCCGATGTGCTGGGCGCCGACGAGATCAAGGTGCGGGTGCGCCGGGCGACGGTCGTGGAGGCCATCAACCTGCCCGGCATGGCCCGCGCAGGGAAGTTGAGCAGGGCGAACCTCTACGGGGCGAACCTCTACGGGGCGGACCTCTACGGGGCGGACCTCGGCAGGGCGAACCTCGGCAGGGCGAACCTCGGCAGGGCGAACCTCTACGGGGCGAACCTCTACGGGGCGGACCTCTACGGGGCGGACCTCGGCAGGGCGAACCTCGGCAGGGCGAACCTCGGCAGGGCGGACCTCGGCGGGGCGTACCTCTACGGGGCGAACCTCTACGGGGCGGACCTCTACGGGGCGGACCTCGGCAGGGCGTACCTTGGCAGGGCGAACCTCGGCGGGGCGGACCTCCGCAGGGCGAACCTCGGCGTGGCGTACCTCGGCGGGGCGGACCTCTACGGGGCGGACCTCCGCGGGGCGGAGGGCTTCAACCCGGCCGCGGCAGGCGTGTCATGAGCCCGCTGCTGATCGAAGCCGACGAGTGCGGCTACACCTGGCGCAGTGGCGACGGCATCCTGCACCGCTGCATCGCCATTCCTGACCACGGCACCGGCCACTCGTGCTTCTGCGGCGTGTCCACCGATACCCCCGCCGCGTCACTCCCCCCAGACGCGCCGGGCCAGGGCGCCCCTTCGGGGTGAGCGCCCGGTGGCGCCGGGCTTGCCCCTCATGCCGTGGCCCCGGCGCCACCACCAGACCACACACATCCACGACGACGAGAGGACACACATGGAGCCACAGACATTCCGGGCCCGCCTCGGTGAGGCCACCTGCACCGCCATCCAGGTCGACACGGCCAATCTCGCGGCGGTGGCCGCCTGGTGCGGCGGACACACCTGGGCCCGCACGGTGGTGATCCCCACCGAGTCCGGCGGGGAGGTCGTCGCCGCCCCCGGCGAGTGGGTGGCGAGGGTCGGCGGGCGCACCTGGCACTCGGTGTGGTCCGACCCGCGATTCACCGACATGTGGGAGGTGGTCGCATGACCAGCCTGACCTTCCTGACCGTGCTGTGGCTGGCAGGCTTCACCGCCTGGCTGACCGATCGGCGCTGGCCGTGGCACGACAGCGCGGCGGCGCTCCCGGCCGCGATCGTCGCCGGGCTGGGCGCCGGGATGCTGCTGGGGGCGTGGACGTGACCGGGCACCTGCTGGGCCACCCGACCCGCTACATCGGCCACTACGTCGCCGTCTGCGGCTGCGGGCTTGAGCACATGGCGCCCACCCTGCCCCGGCTGTGGGCGCTGCACGACCGGCACCTGGCCGCCACCCGGCAGGCACGACTGCGGGGGATGGCATGAGGAATCGCGCGGATGTGTACGCCGAGGTCGACGCCGAGCGTGACCGGCAGGCCAAGAAGTGGGGATGCCTTCATGCCTGGGGAGTGGGTGACTGCTCCAGTGCGTCCGTCCACAGCTCGACGAAGGTGATGGTGCTGGCCGAAGAGTGCGGCGAGGTGTCGCGGGCGGTGCTCGACAGGGACGCCGACGCGCTGCGCCTGGAGCTGGTGCAGGTGGCTGCGGTGGCTGTCGCGTGGCTAGAGGCGCTGTGAGCACCTACGCCGCTTTTCTGGCCCGCAAGGCGCAGCTTTCGAACGCCGGCGGCTTCCAGCCGGTAGACCTCCCCCAGCACCTGTTCGACTTCCAAGTACACCTCGTGGCATGGGCGGTTCGGCAAGGGCGCGGCGCGATCTTCGCTGACTGCGGGCTGGGAAAGACCCCGATGGAGTTGGCATGGGCCGACCAGGTTCACCGGCACACAGGCAAGCCGGTGCTGCTGCTGACACCGCTGGCGGTCGGGCCGCAGATCATCACCGAAGCGGAGAAGTTCGGCCACGACGCAGCACGGTCACGTGACGGCAGCATTCCCGCGCCGATCACCGTGACGAACTACGAGCAGCTGCACCGCTTCACCCCGTCCGACTTCGGCGGCGTGGTGTGCGACGAGTCGAGCATCCTCAAGAGCTTCGACGGGGCGACGAAGGCCGCCGTGACGGAGTTCATGCGCACCGTCCAGTACCGGCTACTGGCCACAGCGACGGCGGCGCCGAACGACTGGACGGAGCTGGGTACCTCGTCGGAGGCGCTGGGCGACCTCGGGCACATGGACATGCTCAGCCGGTTCTTCATCAACAAGGAAAAGAAGGTCAGTAGTCGCGGCGGTCGGGTGACGCGCTGGGAGATGTCCGACCGCATCGGCATGGACCGCCCGAATGAGTGGCGACTGAAGGGTCACGCGGCGGAGCCGTTCTGGCGCTGGGTGTCGTCGTGGGCGCGGGCGATGCGCCGGCCGTCTGACTACGGCTTCGCGGATGACGGGTTCGTGCTGCCCGACCTGATTGAGCGCACACATGTCATCGACCCACGGCAAGCGCACCCGGACCACCTGTTCGAGACGCCCGCCATCGGGCTCGCCGAGGAGCGGCAGGAGACGCGCCGCACCTTGACCGAGCGCTGCGAAGGCGCGACGGCGATCCTCGCCGACGCTGACCGGGCGGTCGCCTGGTGCCACCTGAACGACGAGTCCGCGATGCTCACCCGCCTGATCGACGACGCCGTAGAAGTCGCCGGGTCGGACAGTGACGAGGCCAAGGAAGAGAAGCTCACGGCGTTCAGCCGCGGCGAGATTCGCGTGCTGGTGACCAAGCCGATCATCGGGGCGTGGGGGCTGAACTGGCAGCACGCCCACCGCATGACCTACTTCCCCAGCCACTCCTACGAGCAGTACTACCAGGCCGTGCGCCGCATGTGGCGGTTCGGCCAGACCCGGCCGGTGCTGGTGGATGCGATCACCACGCCGGGCGGGCAGCGGGTGCTGCGCAATCTGCACCGCAAGGCCGAGCGGGCTGACCAGATGTTCGCCCGGCTCATCGAGCACATGAACGACGCGCTGCGCCTGGACGACAGCGTCAACGAATACGAGATGGAGATACCGCCGTGGGCTTCCTAGACCAGGACGTGACCGACCGCTGGGCGATCTACTGCGGCGACTCGATGGAGATGATGCAGGCGCTGCCCGACGCCTCGATCCATGCCGCGATCTACAGCCCACCCTTCGGCGGGCTCTACCACTACTCGAGCGACGACCGGGATCTGAGCAACGCGCGGGACTACAACGAGTTCTTCGAGCAGTACGACTTCTTCGTCAAGGAACTGCACCGGCTGCTGATCCCCGGCCGGGTGATCGCCGTGCATGCCTCGCTGGTGCCGTCCGGGAATACCGGTGTCGACTCGTTCACCGACTTTCCTGGCGACGTGATCCGCGCCCACCAGCGCCGCCGCTGGGACTTCATCGGCCGGCACGTCATCTGGAAGGAACCGCTGTGGGTGCGTAACCGCACGATGGCCAAGAACCTCGCGCACCGGCAGGTCACCGAGGACGCCGGCAAGGTGAACTTTGCGCTTCCCGACGAGCTGCTGATCTTCCGTAAGCGCGGCGAGCATGCCGCCCCGATCACACATCCGAATGGGCTGACCGGCGACTACGCCGGGGAGGAGCAGGTGCCCCACGACCTGCACCGCTGGCGCGGCTGGGACGGCGACCAGAAGCAGAACCGCTATTCGCACTGGATCTGGCGGCGTTACGCCTCCTCGGTGTGGGACGACGTGCGCATGACCCGTGTGCTTCCGTTCCAACCCGACCCGGAGGACGACGACGCCGAGAAGCACGTCCACCCGCTGCAACTCGACGTCATCGAGCGCTTCGTCGATCTACGCACCCTGCCCGGTGAGCGGGTGCTGACCCCGTTCATGGGTGTCGGGTCGGAGGTCTACACCGCTGTCGCGATGGGCCGCTACGGCATCGGCGCGGAGTTGAAGCCGTCCTACTACCAGCAGGCGGCGCTCAACCTGCGGTCGCTGGACAAGCCCGCTCCCGTGGAGGACGCGCCGCTGTTCGAGGACTTCGCGTGAGCAGCCGCACTGTCTTCGTCCCCGGCCTGCCCGTCACCCAGGGCAACAAACGTCACGTCGGCCACGGCGTCATGGTCGAGTCCAAGAACCTCAAACCGTGGCGGGCCACCGTCGCCGCTCACATCATCGAGGCCGGATGGCACCACGACCCGATCCTCGCCGGGCCGGTGGAGTGCGGGCTGGAGTTCCTGCTGCCCCGTCCGGGCTACCACTTCGGGACCGGCAAGAACGCCGGGCAGATCCGCCCCGCCGCGCCCACCTGGCACGACAAACGCGGAGACCTCGACAAGTTTGCACGGGCCGTGTTCGACGCGCTCACCGACTCCGGTGCGATCCGCGACGATGCGCAGATAGCGGTGCTGCGGGCGTGCAAACGCTGGTCGACCACACCCGGCGTGCGGATCACCCTGCAGCCGATCGACCAGGCCGACGACATGCGGGCGGCGTCATGACTACCTACGACTGCGGAGACGCCTACTGCCGCGACGGTGTCACCCCGAGCGGATGCAAAGGCCACCGACTAACCCACGACGTTCGACTTGCCGCTGACGTCATCGCCTGGTGCGAGGGCTACGACAATGCGCTTGCCTCCGACCAGGCCGAGGAGTATTACCGCTCAGCCGCGAAGGCGCTGCTGGCCATCGAGGCGGCATCATGACCTGCACCGTCGACGGCTGCGACGAGCCGATGCGCGCCAAGGGGCTGTGTAAGGCGCACTACTACGCCGACTACCACCAGCGGTACAAGGCGGCACGCAACAAGTCGGGCCGGGAACGTTACCGCGCCAACCGCATCCCGGCCACCACCCAGCAGGTCACCTGCGGCGACTGCGGCGTGCCAATCGCCGTGGTCCGCAGCGACGAGGCCGTCCGCGCCGCCATCGACAACCACCGATGCCAGAGGAGAACCGCATGACCGCGCTGCACATGCTCAGGTGCGACGCCTGCGACGCCACCAGCCCGGCGTTCGCCGACGAAGGTGCGATGTGGCGCCACGTCTGGGAGCAGGGCTGGACGACGGTGGCGAGCCTGCCGGCGCATTACTGCCCGATGTGCAAGGGGGCGGCGGCATGAGCGTGCTGTCCAACATCTACCAGGGCAGGTCCAACGCCGTTGCGGCGTGCTTTGAGTGCGGCGCGCGAATCGTCGCACCTACCGCCAAGGACGTGATGGAAGCGGCTGAGCGCGCCCGGTGGAGCGCTAACCGCTGTGGTCGATGTAACTGGAAGGCGACAGTCAAGACGCAAGGCAAGAAGTGGCCCTCATGACCTACCGCGACACCTGCGGCTGCCGCTGGGAGCGCACCGACCCCGACACCTACGACGGCGAGTGCGCCGTGGGCGACACCTGCGAGTGCGACGACCCCGACCATCACCCGTGCGGCTGCGGACGGGTGCCAGAGCAGTGCGACGAATGTGGAGGTGCGAAGTGAACGACGCGGAGAAGATCGAGGCGCTACGGGAGTGGGTGCGCTCTAATGATGAGCCCGACTTCGGCCAGTTTGCCGCTGGATACCTCAAGGCGCTGACTGAGGTCCGCAACATCATCGACCCGCCGAATCCGAAGTGGCGGCAGATGGTCGATGAGTGGGCATTGGTGGTGAGTACCGATACCGTGCAGAAGGTCGATGAGTGGGCATTGTTCCTTGGCTCGCTTTCAGGTATTGCGCGCAGTGGACCTTCAGTTTCAGAGCGAGCAACTGGCGACCGCCTCGCTCAAATCGTCGCGATCTGCGAGAAGCGGGTTGACGACGGCTGGCAGGCCGACCCTGACTCAAATGCATACGGATGCGCTGAGCAGGACGAGTACGACGTGTTCCACTTGCTCGACCCGCTGGCGAACCTAACTGGCTCGCTTTGCTGGAAGCGCGTAGGCGACCGCGCTGCCGCGTGGCTCAGGTCGCTGACAGATGGCGGTGCGGCATGAACGGGATGATCCCCGGTGCTGCGGGGCCGCAGGGCGAGCATGTGGCCGCGCTGATCGAGCGGTGCCGCACGCTGACCGGTGACGAGCTGGACAATCTGGTCGCCGCTCGGGGCGCCGCTTGGGTCGCCGCTTGGGACGCCGCTTGGGGCGCCGCTCGGGACGCCGCTCGGGACGCCGCTTGGGACGCCGCTTGGACCGCCGCTCGGGACGCCGCTCGGGCCGCCGCTCGGGCCGCCGCTCGGGCCGCCGCTTGGGCCGCCGCTTGGGCCGCTGGGGACGCCACTCGGGGTCTGCTGTGCCGTGACCTGATCGGCCAGGCCCCCGGCTGGGACCAGGGCGCCTACGACCAGCTCACCGGCCCGTGGCGGCAGATCATCGGCCCGCTTCATCCCGACGACGGAGACAGCGATGAGTGAACGACGACCGCACTGGGACGACTACCTCCTCGCGTCCGTAATGATTCACTGCAACGACATCTATCAGTGCCACGCCGTCATTGCAGCCGTCGAGGACTGGCATCGGGATCGCTGGACCGGAGTCTGCGAGTCGCCTGAGGAAGTCGTACGGGAGTTGAAGCAGGCGCAGGCTGCGATCCAGCGAGTGCGGGAGTTGCATCGGACTGTCGTGGACGAGGTGTTCACCGACTTCGGATGGGACGGCGAGGTGGAGCACTGCCAAGAGTGCGGCTACGTACCCACAGATGACGAGCCCTGCCCGACGCTGGCTGCCTTGAATACTGCAACGTGGCTCAGGTCGCTGACAGACGGCGGTGTGGCATGAGCGAGCGCCGACCCCACTGGGACGACGAGTCGGGGGCGATGGACGTGACCTACTGGAAGGCAACCCGGCCTGACGGCACCGATTTCCACACTGGCACCGTGGACTACGCCGCCGCCCTGGCATCCGGCGTACCTGTGACCGCGCCCGCATCCGACGACTGCGGCTTCCCCGGCCCTGGCTGGCTGCATCTGGCAACGGTCCCCACCGAGTGTGTGGGCATGTCGTGGCCGTGCCGCCTGTTCGAGGTGGAGCCGGTCGGGACTGTCTGGACCGACGTGCACCACCCGCACAAGATCGGCACGACGAGTGTGCGGGTGCTGCGCGAGGTGGACGCACACCTGGCGCTGGGACCGCAGGGTGAGCAGGTAGCGGCGCTGATCGAGCGGTGCCGGTCCCTGACCGGGGACGAACTGGAACGACTGGACGCCGTTCGGGACGCCGCTCAGGACGCCACTTGGGTCGCCACTTGGGACGCCGCTCGGGACGCCGCTCGGGTCGCCGCTCGGGTCGCCGCTCGGGACGCCCTTCGGGTCGCCGCTCAGGACGCCACTTGGGTCGCCGTTCGGGTCGCCGTTCAGGACGCCGCTCTAGGTCTGCTGTGCCGTGACCTGATCGGCCAGCATCCCGGCTGGGACCAGGACGCCTACGACCGGCTCACCGGCCCGTGGCGTGACGTGATCGGGCCAATCCATCCCGACGACGGAGACAGCGATGAGTGAACGACGACCCCACTGGGACGACTACCTCCTCGCGTCCGTAATGATTCACTGCAACGACATCTATCAGTGCCACGCCGTGATCGCGGCGGTTGAGGACTGGCAGAAGGAACGGTTCAAGTGGTCAGACATCATCCAGTCACCGTTCGAAGTAGCCGTTCGGCACAACGCTGCTGAAGAGCGCGCCGAGAAGGCCGAGGCCGCCGTGCAGCGGGTGCGGGAGTTGCACCGCCCGTCCCAGTCAACGATCTGGTCGCACGACCTGCAACAGGCGATCACAGTTACGACATGCCACTGCGGTAGCGAGCAGTACCCCTGCCCAACCATCAAAGCCATTGACGGTGAGCGCGATGAGTGACCGACGACCGCACTGGGACGCTGCGCTCATCAAAGCGGTGTTCGACGCGATGGTGCCAGAGGGGACATCCCGCCCGATGCCGGACCTGGCCTACGCCGTCATAGCCGCCGTCGAGGACTGGCATCGGGATCGCTGGACCGGAGTCTGCGAGTCGCCTGAGGAAGTCGTACGGGAGTTGAAGCAGGCGCAGGCCGCGATCCAGCGGGTGCGGGAGTTGCTTGCGTCGGGAACCTTCGAAGCGATCCGGGGGGCGCAGCGCACTCGTGTCGTCTCCGCGTATCACCTCCGCAAAGCATTGGACGGTGGCGCATGAATTGCGATTGCTCACGCTGCCAGACCGAAGGCTGCAACGCCAACTACCTGTGTCCCTGCTGCCTGAAGGCCGAAGTGGAGCGGCTGACCGCCGCGATCCAGCGGGTGCGGGAGTTGGAGTCCCGGTGGCGGGTGCATACGGCGTTCATTACCAGCGGGGCCGAAGCCGCCTACGCCCTGCGTCGCGCCCTGGACGGTGACGCGTGATCGAAGTATTGCGCGGTGTGATTGCCTCGAGGGCGGTCTGCGATCTCTGTGGAGCGGCAACGCCCACCTTCGGCGATATGAGGGACTTCTGGAACTGGCTCGAGGTCCACGACTGGCAGCGGTTCTTCCCGCCCGGATCGAAGACTCACGCCGATGAACTGATTCGCTGCGGGGAGTGTCGGCCATGAGTGAGTGGAGGTTCCCCGCTGCCTTCGGTTGCCTAGTCGCCTCCTGGGGCATCCTGCTGCACTTCACCAGCGGCCTGCCGTGGTGGGCCGGATTTCTGGCAGGAGCGTTCTACAGCCTCGGCGTCGTGTGGATGAGGGACGACGCTAAGCGTGAGCAGCGCCGCGAGGACGAGCGTGACGCGTGGGTGCAGAAGGTCACCACTCAGCAGGGTGTGAGGGTCGCGCTCGGCCCCCTGGTGTACGTAAAGCCGCCTACAGTCGGGCCGCCCTATCCGGTGACGGAGATGACGGAGACCAGCGGTGAATGGCTGTTCCGGCGAGGTGACGCATGAGCTTCACCTCCTGGCTCAAGGCGTGGTCGTGTCCCACCACCGCCGTCGCGACCGGACTGGACTGTGCCAGTCACGACCCGATCAGCGGCGCGGTCTGCCAGAAGCCGCACGGGCATCTGGGCGGCCACGGCGGGATGACCAAGGACGGGACGTGGAGGAACTGGCCGTGACCACACCGAGAGAAGGAGACACCGTGAACGACATCGAAACCCTGGCCCGCCGGCGCCTGGCCCTGGTCGAGCAGAAGGACAGCCTCACCGAGGCCATCGCCGCCATCGACGCCCAGTTGGTCGACGCGATCGAGGTGGGCGGCAGCGTCGACCTCGACGGCCAGCCTGTGTTCAGGGTGCAGCGCAAACGCACCTTCAGCCTCGACCTGGCCCGCGAGGTGCTGCCCGCCGAACTGATCGAGGCCGCGCAGACCGTCACCGTCGACCAGGCCGCACTCAAGCGGATGATTCCGCCGGCATTACTGGATGCCTGTATGAAGCCCGGCGCGGTCTACGTGGCGAAGGCGGGGCGGTGATGGACACCCGCAGCAAGCGCATGTACCCGCTGCCCGACGGCGGCGCCGTCACCCCCGGAGCACTACGACTGGCGCGCATCTCCGAGGTGGCAGCCACCTGGGATCTCGATGAATGTTTCGTGCGGCGCATCGTGGAGGAGCGTCGCGTCGCCAGCGTCAAACTCGGCAAGTACCGGCTCATCGATCTCGACTCCTGGGAGCAGATGCTGGTGCGCTGCTACAGCCCTGCACTGGAGGATCGGTGATCACCGCCGAGCTGGTGCGCGACCTGATCGTCGCCCACGACGCCGACCGGCCCCGATCCAAGCAGACCGCCATCGGGCCGTCCGACCTGTCCAGCCCCTGCAACCGGCGACTGGTCTACCAGATCCTCGGCGTGCCGAAGGTGGCGCAGAACACCGTCAACCTGTACGCCTACGTCGGCACCGGGCTGCACCGGCAACTGCAGGACGCCGCCGACCGTCACCCCGACCGCTGGCTCACCGAGATCCCCGTATCGGTGCCGGTCACCGACGACGTCACCATCACCGGCCACGCCGACGCCTACGACAAAGACACGCACACCGTCGTCGACTGGAAGTCCTGCGGCACCACCAGGCCCAGCGCCGCCACCCGCGACAAGCACCACACCCAGTTGCTGCCGTACGGCCTCGGGCTGATCCTGGCCGGGCACACCGTCGAGCACTGCGCCGTCGTCTACATCCCCCGCAACGGGAAACTGTCCGAGATCGAGGTCGACGTGCGGCCCTTCGACCAGGCCGCGTGCGAGGCGCTGCTGCACCGCTACGAAGCCCTGCTCACCGCCGCATCCGCAGGCCCGGCCGCGCTGCCGCTGATCCCCGCCGCCGATGACTGCACCTTCTGCGGCTGGTGGCTGCCGGGCTGGCCCGGCGACCCCTCCGAAGCCTGCCCCGGCGCGCAGGCACTCCAGACCACCGGCACGCAGCCGGAGGAACCCAACCCAACCCAACCCGAAAGGACACGCCCATGACATCCGTGTGGGACGACCCGGCAATGCAAGTGACCGACGACTTCTTCTCATGGAAGGACAAGCCGGTCGGAACGAACATCACCGGGCGGGTGCTGTCCATCGGCATCCACACCTGGGACGACGGCAAGCCCTGCCCGCAGTTCGTCCTCGACGTCGACGGCGAGGAGGTCGGCCTGACCGTCAGCCAGGTCGGTCTGAAGCGGCTGATGGCCGAGCAGCGGCCCGAGGTCGGTGACACGGTCAGCGTCACCCTGACATCGATCGAGCCGCGGCCGGGCGGCAAGACGCTGAAGCACTACGACCTGCAGGTCACCCGCGGCGGTACCCAGCCCGCACCGAAGGCGGCACCCGCGGCGGCACCCGCGGCGGCACCGGCCGAGGCGAAGCCGGAGCTGACCGCCGAACAGGCCGCGGCCATCGAGGCACTCAAGGCCCAGGGCGTGCTCTAACCGCCCAACCCCCGGCCCCGCGCAGGCGGCGGCGGCTCACGACCGAGCCGGGGACGTGACCACGCATCACACAGGAGCGGAACTGTGACCATGACCGCCACCGACCCCTACGCCGACGCCTACAACGCCTACTGGTCCGCGGGCTGGCGCGGCGTGCTGCCGCTGCCGTACAGGGCGAAGAAGCAGCCACCCGACGGCTACACCGGCCGCAACTACACCGAACCGTCCTACGCCGACTGCACGGCCTGGGCCGACGGCGGGCCGAAGAACATCGCCCTGCACCTGCCCCGCGGCGTGGTCGGCATCGACGTCGACGACTACGCCGGCAAGGGCGGTGGGGCCACCCTGTCGGAACTGGTGGCCGAATGCGGGCCGCTGCCCCCGACCTGGCTGTCATCCAGCCGCGGCGACGGCATCAGCGGCATCCGGCTCTACCGGGTGCCCGACGACGCCGACTTGATCGGCGGGCTGACCGGAATCGAGATCATCCAGTACAGCCACCGCTACGTCGTGTGCTGGCCCAGCGTCCACCCCGAAGGCATGACGTATGAGTGGGTCAACGAGGACACCGGCGAGTCCGGCGTGCCACCCGTCGACGCCCTGCCCACCCTGCCCGCCAAGTGGCTGGAGCGGCTGCGGCGCACCACCGCTGCGGCGACCAAGGCCGACATCGGGGATGCGGGCGTCGCGGAGTTCTTCGCCGGACTGCCCGTCGGCGACCCGTGCCAGCACATGATGTCCGCGGCCGGTCTGGCGATGCGCAGCAAGTCCCGCCACGAGGCATACAACGATGCCGTGCTCGGTGTGCTGTCCGCGGCCCGTGGCGGCTGTCCAGGCGCCGCGGCGACCTTGGCACGACTGAAAGCCTCGTTCGTGGCCGAGATCGCCGACCGTGCCTCCGACGGCGAGGCCAAATCCGAATGGCTGCGCAACGTGCTCGGCGCGGTCGCCCTGGTCGTGGCCGACAAGCCCGAGCAGGGCGCCGGCTGCCCCGACGACTACCTGGCCGGGCTGATTCTCGCAGAGACCGCCCAGGACAGCCCAGCAGCCACCGAGAGGGGCGACGAGGCCGGGCAGGCCCAACCACCCCAGGGCGCCACGACGGCGCCTGACGAGGCCCGCAAACTGGCCGTAGCGCGCAAGGCTGGGGAGCTAGCGCTGATGGAGGACGCCCGCGCGCTGGTGGCGTCGTGGCGGGCCGGGCAGGCGCCGCCGCTGGGAGGCCACAACCTGTCCGCGTTCCTGGCCCAGCCCGACGAGCCGGTCGCCTACCGCATCGACCGGCTGTGGCCCATCAACGGCCGGGTGCTGCTCGCGGCGGCGGCGAAGGCCGGCAAGACCACAATGGTGATGAACCTGCTCAAAGCGCTGGCCGACGGCGGCACCTTCCTCGGCTGCTACGACGTCGCCCAGGTCACCGACGGCACCATCGTCTACCTCAACCTTGAGGTCTCCGAAAACCAGATGCGGCGCTGGATGCGCCGGGCCGGGATCGTCAACGCCGACCGCATCGTCGTGGCCAACCTGCGCGGGCAGATCTCCGCGCTGACGCTTGGCAGCGAAACCGGCCGTAAGCGGGTCACCGACTGGCTGCGCGGCCTGAACGCCGAGGTGGTCGTCCTCGACCCGCTGGCCCCGCTTCTGGGGTCACTCGGCCTCGAGGAGAAGGAGAACAGCGACATCGCCCGGTTCTTCGCCTGGTGGTCGGAGATGCTGCACGACGCCGGGGTACGCGATGACTTCATCTGCCACCACGCCGGGTGGGACGGCACCCGTTCGCGTGGCGCGTCCCGGCTGGTCGATGAGCCGGACGCGGTGTGGACGATCAACCGGGACAAGGCCACCGACGAGGACGGCGACGACGTGTACGGGATCGCCGAGCCTCGATTCTTCAAGGCTGTCGGCCGCGACGTAGAGCAGGCCGAGCAGCCGCTCAGCTTCGACGGTGCCAGCGGGCTGCTGACACTGTCCGAGGGCAGCCGGTCGGCTATGCGCCGGGCGGCTCGGGAGTACGCCGCCGAGCGCCGCGTTCTGGAGGGTCTTAGGGAAGCCGGCGAGGACGGGATGACCCGCCGAGACGTCGAGAATCTGGGCGGCAACAAAGGCGAGAATTACGACGCCGTGGAGCGTCTACTGGGTGCCGGAAAGGTCGTGAAGAAGGAACTCAACAGCAGGCATCATCGGTACGAAATAGCACCCTGGATAGGTGTCCCCAGTGTCCCCGGGGACACGCCGGGGACACGGGGACACGTTGTGTCCCCCACCCCTATAGGGGGGGACACGACATGTCCGACCACGGACACCCCCGGAATCTGCGAGGACTGCGGCGGGGACACCGGCATCGCCGGATTCAAACTCTGCACCGGCTGCGAACGCAAGCGGCGGCAATCGTGAAGCGCTGCCACCGCTGCCAGCGCCAGGTCATCCACGTCCTCGACGACATGGCCGTCGACGTCACCCTCGACCCCACCCGGCTCAGCCTGCTCGGTGAAGCCCTGGCGGTGCTGGCCGGTCGGCGCACCTGGCAGGTCACCGACAGCCGCCGCGCCGGTCGCGAAGTCTGGAAGCGGGTGCACTACCTGATCGGCCGCGACCCCGGCCTCGGGCACCTGCACACCGCCCACGACTGCGACCAGCCGGTGCCCGACGCCTGGAAAGCCCCCGAGCCGATCGTCCGACGCCCCGACCCGGAAGAGGTGCCCTTCTGATGACCGACGACGCCCTGTGCCCGATCTGCGCCGATAACATTCCCGCCCCGGTCATCTGCACCCGCTGCACCAACCGAATCCGCCGCGACCTCGACACCGTCGGCCGGCTACGCCACCAGCTCGACCCGACACCCGGACGCACCGGCAGCAACGGACGGGCACCCGGCAAGCCCGGCTCCAGGCCGCCGGCCAACCTCACCGTCATCGCCATGTCCGACATCCGCTCCCGGTTCCGCATGGACTGGCACGAGCACGACGACCGCGACCCCGAACCCGACCGGGACAACGTCGCCAACGTCGACGCCGACCTGCTCACCGAAGCCCGCTGGGTGATCGAGGAACGTGACCTGCACCCGCCGATGCGCGACGCCTTCGACTCGATCCGCATCCTCAACATTCACTTCGACTGGATCGTGCGCCATCCGAGAGCCGACGAGTTCGCCGCGGTCATCGAAGGCTGCGCCCGCGGCCTGCGCGGAGTGCTCAACCTCAACCCCAGGTCGATCGGCCGCTGTCCGGCAGCCGACCCGCGCAACCCGGAGCGCACCTGCGGAGGTCCGCTGCAGTGGATCGACGGCACGCTGCAGATCCAGTGCGCCAGGTGCCGCGACATCTGGACCGAGCAAGACCTGACCCACATCGCCCGTGTCGTCGACGTGTGGATCCCGATCAGTGACGCGTCCGAGCTGCTGGGTGTCACCGTGCGCACCCTCAACCGCTGGGCAGAGGCCGGGCACATCCGACGCGACCACGGCCGCGTGCTGTACGCCGAGGCCTCCGAGTGCGTGCGGCGACACGCCCGCGACTCCGGTGCTTGACTCGGAGCCCCCGTGTCCCTAGCCTTCATGTAGGTTGCACTTCGTGTGACCTACCTCGAAGCCCCCGCATCGTCCCCCGTCGATGACCGGGGGCTTCGGCACGTCCGGGGAGGTGGCGCGTATGTCCAGCCTGACCGTGACCGTCACGCACAACGACACATCCGTCACGCTCCAAGCCGACGGCGGTTACTCGCCCGACCTGATCGACGACCTGTGCCGACGTGCGGCCGGGACGCTCGTGGCCACCATCGCGCAGCTCGTGGCCGTGCTCGTCGAGGACGACGAATGATGGCCGGCGTCCGCTCTGATGTCAGATACCAGCGGGCGCGCAAGGCGTACCTTCGTGAGGCCAAGGCGCTCGGCCTGCCGTGTGCACGATGCCGCGAGCCGATCGACTACGACCGGCCATGGACTCAAGGCGACCCCGAGTACCCCACGATCAACCACCGCATCCCGCTGGCACACGGCGGCGACCCGTACGACGCTGACGGCTTCGAGCCGATGCACTACGGCTGCAACTCCGGGCTCGGAGCGGGCGTGAAGGAAACTGCGCCACCGTCACGATCCTGGTAATACCGGAAGCGTTTTTCCGGTGTTGCGTGGGTTCGGAC